TCTCTGCACTTATTACAATCGCAATTCGCCACACAAATCGGGCACTCGGTTGAGCAATCACCTGCGTGAATCGTTAGCACTTAGGCCTCGCAATCGTGGCCATAAGCCCACTCTTGGGAATCGTTATCATCTAGCAGGTTGAAGATCCGAGAACACTCGGGGCATCTCGCCTTGGTTGGAATCGTAGGCATTACTTATCTCCCTCGCTGTCGCCTTCACCGCTTGAACGCTTTTGGCATTCGCAACCGCAACAAGTGCAATCGCAATCATTCGAGTTGGATTCACCGCAGGTCGGGCAAATCCAATTCGAGCATTTACATTCTTCACACATAATCGGCATTAAGAATCACCGCCCCTCTTCTGGAAAGTGGCACTCAATCATTGACCCTATGCAGTAGCCATCACCGACCCACCACACTTGACCGACAGCCCACACAATAAGGCCGAGCAGAATCAGGGCATTTATTCCAAGCGATACGGCGAGAACTATCTCGCCTCTTCTATTAAGTTTCATAGACCGAACTCACTCTCAACACTTAGAAGCTCGAGAACGAAAGCCTCGCAATCTTGGGGGCGATTAGCCCATTCACTTAACGCATCTCCCAACTTACCTAACTCGACATAACCCATTGACTCGCTAGGGTCTTTCCAATCGGCAAGAGGTGAGCCGAGATTCTCGGCAGAATGTCCAACAAGATCTAAGAACATTCGGAACGGCCTAAAGTCTTGGTAATTACTAGACCAAGAATAAAGAGACTCGATAGCCTCGCAATAAGTGGGGGCAGAATCTGCACTCCACGCTAACGACCCCACGCTCTTCGGGGTCTTGGTTTCTGTGTTCATTTATTGCCTTTCTGTAGGTGGTGAATGTCTAGGGGATTCCCTTAGACATAAAGCAAGGGCAAGACCCGAAAGCCTTGCCCTCACTTTACGGCCTAAGCGATTACGGCCTCGATACCTGCCCGAGAGTAGGCCTTGATTAAGGCATTCATTCGAGTCTTGGAGAGAGGGGCGAATACCAAGACCTCTCGAGTATCGGAATCGAGGAGAGTAATTACAGGGTTAGCGGTTCGCATTTACAGCCACCGCCTCGAGGTCTTTCAGACCTGCCTCGACTTTATGATGCAACTCATTACGCATTGAAGCGAATGAAGCAGGTGGCCAACCTGCCGAGATAACTCGGCGTAATAGTAAAGAGAGAGAGTGGCCATTGACTAACTCGAGAGCCTTATCGAGTGCCTTATTCGCCTCGGCTATCTGCCCCAACTCGTAAAGATAAGCCCCTCGAATTGCCTCGAGTGCTGCCGAATCTTGCCCGAGTAATTGAATCGCCGTAATGAATGCGAGTGAATCTTCAGAATCTAAAGTGATTCCAATAGCCCCGAGTGCATAATCTCGAATCTGCACACTCTCGGCGATTCCAATAGTGGCGGTCTTGATAGCGGTCTCCTCGAGCATTCTTGAATCTTGGAATGAATCGAGTAATGAATCGAGTGCATTCTTGGCCTCGAGGTGAGTAGGTAAATCGGTCTTGATGTCTTTCATTTAAGTGCCTCATTCTGTAGGTAATGAATAGGGGAGAGATTCCCCCACCCCCTAAGTATCGGGGAGAAGCTTTAAGAATTCAATGACCTGTTAGATCGTGTTGCCGGTATTTATCCCTCTCGAAAGTGAGCCATTTACAGGGCTTTCAGAGATACCAGAGAATCAAGACCCAAGGCCAAGACCCAAGACCCCAAGGCCTCGAGGTCTGCCAAGGTCTGCCCGATTCCCTGCCGATTCCCCAAGCCTTGCCCCCTCGATTACCTGCCAAGCCCTGCCCCTGCCCCCTCGAGTAATGCCCTAGGTCTTAGGCGATTACTTAAACGGCGAACACTTAAAGAGGCCTAGTTATCGGCGGTCTGCCCTGCCTCGAGTCTCCCCGACACGCCGTAAATGTTGGTTTACATAATGTTAGTTATCGGCTTATAGGGGTTCGACACGCAGGGGAGACAAATTGACCCGAGTGCTTAAAACGGCTGGGGCCCCTGTATATATGTACCCAGAAAAATATTTTTGATAGGATCTCGAGCTGTAAAATAGGCTCTGACCAGCACTTTTATACACAATAGATAGAATGTGATACAAATCACAGGGCATAGTGTGGGATAAAACCCATTTATCCCGGCTTATATATAGTAGGAGGATAATTACTTGCTAAAGTAATTAGACGACTACACCGGCTCTAGGGAGCCGGAGCGAGCCCTAGCGAGCAAAGGCGACCTAAAAGCCCCTAGTAAATGCCCAGTAGTCTGTTCTTTTTCAGAACCGCTAAACCCAATGAAAAATCTTTGGCGACCACGCCAGCGAAGCTGGCGAGGAGAGATATGAGTAAACAAGAAGAGACAGCCAAGATCAAGGCAAAAGTAATCCGTCTGATTACAGAGGGTTGCACAGTCGAAGATGCCATGCGGCAGGTCGGCAGATCAGCAAAGCTATGGGATTACTACCGCTCCACGGATAAAGAATTCAAGGAGACTGTAGATAAGGTTCGTGCTGCTAGATCAAAGCATGGCCGCATCCAGTCTGAGGAATCCCTCGAGATGGACTTCCGTACTTTCCGCAAGGAGTATCTGGAAGCAGACACCTTTCCACATCAGATGAATATCATCAACCTTCTTGAAGGTAATGAACCTGAGTGGATGCATAGCTCTATGCAATTTGAGCAAGGCCGCCCCCAGTATGTGCTGGTGAATGTGCCCCCTGAACACGCCAAGTCGATGACTACCTCGATTGACTATCCGGTCTACCGGATCTGTATGGATCCCAATGTCCGTATCATGATTGTCTCGAAGTCACAGCAGAAGGCAACAGAATTTATCTACGCTATTAAACAGCGTTTGACTCACCCATCATGGCAGAAGCTACAACTCGCTTACGCTGCTGGCTCAGGCTTCAAGTCTAAGTCAGCCACATGGCAAGCCACGCAAGTCTACCTCGGAGACGAACTGCGTGACTCAGACCAGAAGGATCCTACGATTCAAGCAATCGGTATCGGAGGACAGGTATACGGTGCGAGAGCAGACCTGATTATCCTAGACGACTGTGTGACTATGTCGAATGCCCACGAATACGAAAAACAGATTCGATGGATTCAACAGGAAGTCCTTACTCGTCTTGGGCCTACCGGCAAGCTTTTAGTCCTTGGAACTCGAGTAGATTCCATTGACCTCTATAGAGAACTCCGTAACGGTGAACGCTACCCGACAGGTAAATCACCTTGGACATATCTGGCCATGCCAGCAGTTCTAGAGTTTGCAGAAGACCAGAAGGACTGGAAAACACTTTGGCCTAAATCAGACCGCCCTTGGCAGGGCAGCGATGAAGAGGCAGACGAAGACGGTCTATACCCACGCTGGGATGGCAAGTATCTATCCATGCGTAGAAGTGCATTAGACCCAAAGACTTGGTCGATGGTTTACCAGCAAGCAGATGTTGATGAAGACTCAACCTTCAACATGACTTGCGTTAAAGGTTCTATCGACAGAATGAGAATGATCGGGCCAATCGTTCCGGGCAATCCCGGACACCCCGAGACAGTAGAAGGTCTCACCATCATCGCAGGGCTTGACCCAGCGATAGTTGGTGATACGGCGGCAGTTGTCGTAGCTGTAGATCGTAGGAGAAAGAAAAGATATATCCTCGATGCTGCAACTATAACTAAACCGTCACCGCAAGCCATCCGTGATCTCATCACTACATTTACGGAAAAGTACAAACCATCGGAATGGATGGTTGAACGAAACGCCTTTCAGGGTTATCTGACACAGGATGAGAATTTACGGCAATGGTTAGCAAGTCGTGGTGTGCTTCTTCGGGAACACACTACTTCTAGAAATAAGTGGGATGTTGGATTTGGTGTCGCTGCAATGGCTTCCTTGTTTGGAAGCGTTGAATCCAATGGTAAGCACCATCGAGATAACTTGATGCACTTGCCTTCAGATAGACACGAAGGCATCCGATTACTTATTGACCAGTTAGTAACATGGTCGCCAGAGACTAAGAACAAGACAGACCTTGTTATGGCCCTCTGGTTCTGTGAGATTAGAGCAAGAGAGATCTGCCAGTTTGGTGAGTATGGCGGAAAGTTCGTACACAATGAATTCCTCACCCGAGCAGATGCCGAAAAGCGACAGGTCATCAACCTTGATGAGTGGGCCGCAGATCGCCGTTTGGCATAAGGAGAAAAATGCTTTCAGTTCAAGAAGTTGCAGCTAAGGTTGAACGCCTTAAAACACGCAACATGGATCGTGATCGCCGTATGGCAGATGTTCTTGCTGTCCGTCAAGGTCGTATGCAAGATGTTTTCTTCGGTCAATTCTCAGATGAGTATCCGAAGCCACTCATCGCTAACATGGTTGACATCGCAGCTCGTGACCTTGCCGAGGTAACTGCCCCTCTTCCAGCAATTAACTGTGCCTCTTCCAACATGACCTCCGACTCAGCTCGTAGAAAGGCTGAGATTCGTACACGCATTGCCAACCACTATGCCAATAAGTCTGATCTACAACTTCAGATGTATCAGGCAGCAGACTGGTATTACACCTATGGCTTTGCAGCAGGTATGGTGGAGATTGACTTTGATACCAACAATCCACGCATTCGTATGCTCAATCCTTTCGGTCTTTACTTTGAAAAGGATCGCTTTGGCTCAGTAATCTCTATGGCTCAGATCATTATGTCTGATTCAGAGTCTCTATCTGCCCAGTATCCAGAGTATAAGGCTCAGATCAACAGCAAGTATCGTATGAAGTCTACGATTTCCATGGTTCGCTACCATGATAAGTATCAAGATTTAATCTTTTTACCGGAGTTAGATAACCTAGTTCTATCTAATACCCCTAATCTTCTAGGCAAAATCCTTGTAGATGTAGCAGAACGACCAACAGTTGATGGTCAAACTCGTGGTCAGTTCGATGATGTCCTACCAGTTCAGATGGCTAAGGCTCGATTTGCACTCCTTCAGCTTGAAGCAGCGAAGAAGTCAGTCAATGCACCTATCGCTATTCCACCAGATGTCCAAGAATTTACCCTTGGGCCAGATGCTTTGCTTCGATCTAACACACCTGAAAGAATCCGTAGAGTTCCAATCGAACTTCCTAACGGAGTCTTTGCTGAATCACAGGCACTTGAGCGTGAACTCCGTATGGGTTCTCGTTATCCGGAAGGCCGAACAGGTCAGATCGATGCATCTATTGTTACAGGTCGTGGCGTTCAAGCCCTTATGGGTGGCTTTGATTCACAGATCAAGGCAGCACAGGCAGTCTTTGCTCGCTTCTTTGTAAACCTTATCGGTATTGCATTCTGTGTAGATGAGCAAGTATTCGGTTCAACTCAGAAAACTATTCGTGGATCCGATGACGGAACACCATACGAATTAAAATACACACCATCGAAAGACATCAACGGTGATTACACAGTAGATGTCCAGTATGGCCTCATGGCAGGACTAGATCCTAACCGTGCCGCAATCTTTGGATTGCAACTTCGTGGAGACAAGTTGATTTCTCGTGACTTCCTCCGCCGCAATCTTCCATTCTCAATCAATGTCACACAAGAAGAACAACGAATTGACATCGAAGAACTTCGTGACTCATTAAGAACCGC